CTGAGGAGAGCCATCAACGAGTAACAGCGCAGCCCGTAATCAATCCGTGGGGCAGAAAAGAATGGCTCCTCAGGTAGGACTCGAACCTACAACCCTCCGGTTAACAGCCGTTCAGGGTAAATTCAAATGCCTTGTTTTTCCGTTGCTTACGGGGAGCGTCATTCCGCAATTCGCCCTTAAATGGGCTACAGGGCTACAAAGTATTCGTCGGATTACTTGCCAGCAATTGCCTTCCGGATCGCGTCGGGCATGGGTGGATGTTTCAGTTCTTCAGGCGTTGCTTTTCGCACGCCGATAAATAAGTCCTTGTCCGAGCCATATGTCTTTTTGAACGCGTCGGATTTCTCCTTGCACTTCCTGCACAGCATTGCATTCTTGACCCGGCCTGCCGTTCGTATCGTGAACTGCATCCGTTTTGGATGGCGTACTGATCTATCGTCGAGCTTCACTAGTTTTTTGAGTACATGCTGGCAGGCATATTCTACGCCTGGCGGTAAGACCGGCAGTTCGCAAGACTGGGTGAGGCGAACTTCCTTCTTGTAGTCGATATGGAAAAGGGCGATGTGACCTTTTGCGCGAGACATTCAATCACTCCGGGCTGATGCTGATGAAAACCCAGTTGGCCGGGCCGCCACGTTCAAACTTGAAGCGCGCCTTATGCTTGCTATCCCGGCTGGGCGTACCTTCGGTTAGGGAAACATCATCAATTCCAAAAAACTGATCTGGACTGCCATCCTCCAGATATATGGCAACGTGAGCATCGGGCGGGAACTTCGACAATTGCTCTTGTAGTGCTTTGACGGTATTTAGGTTCTGTACTGGCATTTCATTACCTCTCCTTCTTGTAGAGAGCAGGAGCCGCGGACGCAACCGCCTTCGTGATATCTCGGTCAATGTTCTTGGATTTGCATGGCGCAACCCAACCAGCGTTATAGCCTGGAACATCGTCCGTTCTCGTGACTTGATATGTACTGAGCTCGCCCTTGTGGTCTTCCACGGCACGGCCCGCTGACATCCCGCCCGATACATTCTGCGAGCGGTACTCATAGCAGACGCTTACGTTACCGTGCTTGTCCGGCTTCGTCACGTACACCGCATCCAGGACAAACGTTGGAGGGTTCAGCATCGAATCGTGGAGGTTAGCTACCGTGGCAGCCGCATGGTCTGTTACTGGCTGCTCGGCCAAAGCCGCTACTGTCACCAATACGATTACAACTGGTATGTACTTCAATGCTGCTTTCACGCAGGAACCGCCCTACTCTGATTGAAACTGTACGTCCAACCCATGTGGATAGTTGAGACAAATCGCGCTGCGATAAGCCTTCGGATCGTCCTGCCGAATCTGAAACCAAATCCGGTCACGCCCTGAGCGCTTCGCTTTTTGTAGTATGGCGTAAACCGTGAAGCCTTCGAATTTTCCAATCGGCTTTGCTTTGATCTTCGGATGTTTCGTATTCGCCATTTCCGCCTACCTGTATTGAATCACCCACGATTTTCCAGTTCGTTCTCCGTCTTTGTTCTGTTCTATTGCAACCTCATTGCGGCACGCATCGCAGTTGCCAATCAATAAGTTCTTTACGGTACGCTGCGGACCAACGATGAAGTCGTGTTTACAGCCAGTCTTGTCTTCTGCCAGTTTGAATGCTGAAATCGGCTCACCCACGACTAGTTCGTCCCTACTTGTGGCACTTTGAATTCCAGCGCCATGTTCGCTTCAATCGCCTTTGGGGTCATTATTGAGAACAGGTTGTCGAAAACGACGTGGTACTTGCCAGGGCGCAGCATCACTTCAATAGTTCCGGTTGTGACCTTCTGACTGTTGTAAAGCGCGTGAACGGCATGATGGTTTTCCCAGTTCACATACGCATCGTCGTCCAGTACCCAAACTTCAATCGTGTTGCGCGGACCGCCCGTTGCCGTGAAGTGGCCCACCAGTTTTGCAACGCGGCCTTCGGGCACCACGAACGCACAGTTCTTAGCGGAATGCGCCGAAATCGTGAACGCGGCGGGTTCGCAAATTGGCTTGGTTGCGATCTGTGCCATGTCCTGTGCGGCAACTGGTAATGCAAACACGAGTACAGCCCATAAGAGATTTGCTTTCCTGAACATAACAATCCTCCCCTGCTGGGCATTGTGTCAGAAGAGAACAAATCCAGCACATTACGGAAGTTATGGTGGACATTTTCCGTGCTCTCTGTTGTCGTCTCGACATGGAGGGCCGAATGGCTACAGCTACCAAATATAAAAAGGTTCGATGGAATCCGGCGCGTATTAAGCGCGCATACCAGGGCGGAAAGAGTGTCGCGGAAATTGCCAGGTTAATCGGATATCCACAAGGACATGGCCAGAACCGTGTTCGCGGATTGCTGGCAAAGGAAGGGTTGTATAAGCCCGCGCGATAAAAATCTAGAGTTGTGAAATAAGCCGGGCCGTGCGCCCGGCTTTATTGTCTCCGGAATAGTCCGGGCCTGGAATAGAGACGATCTGACATTGACTTATTGCGTCTAATCGAACCCTTGCCGCCACACGTCGAACATGCAACTGACTCAGGAGAAGGAGTTCCCTGCGGAGTAAAGTTCCACCTCACCACCGTTCCCTTTCCTTTGCACGCGCGACATTCCAAGGCTCAATCCTTTCCACGCAAGAGTCCCAAAGCCTAACTCTATAAAAGCCCGCCAGCGATTCTGAAAACTGCTCCACATTGAGGACAGCGCCGAATGGCTGTGTCAATGAGTTCATGGCCGAGAAATGCGCCTGCTAAACCAAATGCAAAGGCAAGAAGAGGATTAACGCGGCTCCCAAAGTAGAAGCCTGCAAGCCCCAAGCCTAGTTTTCCGCCTATCTGTTCGCCAACTGTAAGCCCACAATTCGGGCAAGTTACTTTCATAAACTGTTCCTTTCTGTGCTGGATTAATTCCAGTCTGCTTACATTCTACGTCTCGGGTTTCAATTCAGAAATAAGGAATCAAGGAAGTAAACGACTCACACGTCCAACATGGTAGGTTCGACTTAGGAGAATAACCGGGAATGCAGGATTGCTCAAAGGTCGAAGAATTGAAGAAAGAGAAATACCGACTGCAAATCGCTTGTGCAGCCGAAAGTGAAATCCTGAAATTAACGGTTGCTATAAGCGACCACCTGCGGTTCTGGCATCCGCACAACTGCGATTAGGTGGCGAACCCCGGCCTGCAAAGTTATGCCCTCGTACTGGCCTGACAAACCGCACCCACCTGCGCATCGAAGTAAGCCGGACAAGATAGCCTATTGGTTGTACCGCAAGGTCGGTTTGCGGTCGCGATTTTGGGCGCGTATTTGGCACGAACACGAAGTGCGTAGAATCCTGAAGATACTTGCCCGGCAACAGGTTTACGGATTCGTTGCAAACCCTGAAGGCGGGGACCCGATTTGGTACATCGAGGCTCCGGAGAACGTTCAGGAAAACAGGTACCCGTTGAACACGTGTTTGCTTCGCGGCTGGGCTGAACAGTTGGATATGGGAAGCCAATCGTACAAAGGGTTTCCTATCGCCCAACCATTAATCCCGAGAGGTGGCTCCTTCGACGACTTTCCAAAGCCACCATACTATCGGCTAACCACGGCAGGTTGGAACGCAATCTATCGTCAATACACTGTCGCAAGAATCGCTCTCCTGATTTCGTTCCTTGCCTTGAGTATTTCCGCGCTGAATGCAATACACAGGACTACGGCGGCACACAGTCCGACTGTTGTGGTTGCACCGCCAGCGAAGCGCTAGTCGTGGAAAGCAACCGCGTGGAGCACGTAGCTGTAACCGCTATTCGCAACGATGTCATTAACCGTGATGCCGCTGGCGGTCTTCGTCAGGCATCCTTGCGATGTGATTTCGTTTCCGGCAGTCACTTCGATTGAATAAACGACCGTGTAGTTCGCATCAGCAAACGCCTTGCCCCAGCTCAAAGAAACCTGCTGCGCCGACCCTGTTCCCGTGAAAGCTACACGCGCGGTTTGAACTGGCGCTGGGCCGGGACGTGCGCCATCGGCGCAAGTGAAATTTGGATAATGCTGACTCATAGAATTCCCTCCGCAGTATCCCGTGCGTGTTCCGGGGCGACTTATCCACATCTGACCCCGATATTCACCATTGACATGTGGCGGCGAAGTACCCGATGTTGAACAAAGGAGATCAACCTATGGCTGTTTCAATTCAATACCCACAGAGCTGGATACCGATGGAACGGGATTGTCCAGGATGCGGAACGAAATGCAGATTGGACGTTGAATTCATCGCGGGTCCATCCGCCATGCAGATTTACCAGCACTGCGACAAGGACGAGGGCAAGCACGTACCGGGGCGGCTACTCGCCGTTTGGGTGTGGCGAGACGAAGAGTGGTGCTTGTTAGAGAAGTATGCTTAGGCGGTGGGAGCGACTTGCTTACGAGGCCGCCCGCACGGGCGCGGCTTCCAATAGCCGTGCTTCTTCAAATGCGCCCAAACCGTCTCTTTTTTTACTCCGAAGAATCTTGCCATTTGCTGGTAGCTTTTTCCCGCTGCGAACATCTCAGCCGCTATTTTTATGTCGACCTTACCAGTATGGCGTGGCTTCCAAAGACCACGAGTTCGCAAAGCGTAAATCACCGTCGCCGGGCTTGCGCCGACCGCTTTACCGATTTCACGATACGGTTTGCCTTCGGCGAACATCGTGGCGGCAATTTGTACATCAATCTTCGAACTTCGAACTACGAGTTTACGATTGCGAGGAATCTTTGCCTTCGGCCTCCAGTCGCCTACTACATTGATCTGCATTCGCGGGCCGCGCCATTCGTGCATTCGTTTCCACACCCGGTGCAAGCGCCACAGAGTTTGCCGGACAGCCGGTGGCTTCAATCCCAATTCATAAGCAACTCCCACCGAATCAAGACCAACTCTGTAGTAGTAGCGAACGATTCCGAGAACGATAGCCGCAGGGTTTGCATTCACCCGAAGCGTGGAGTCATAATTTTCGATTTCCTGTTGCAGCATTTCCAGCCGGGCCGGGTCAGTTCCATTCTTTCGAAGCGCCACGTAATCATCACACATTTTTTGCAGGACAGACTTGATTCTGCCATTGGCGGCGGCAATATGTTGAACAGCTCGCTCTAGCCGTTCTTTTTCCGTTCCTGGCTGGCGACCTCTCAATCGCGCCCGCGATTCCAGATAACTAACAAGCAGCGAGCGTAAGAGCAGATCATTATTCCCCCACTCAGGCGTCGGCAAGCGCCGCTCACCGGATTGCTTACGTTGCTGCGTGGTCATCCTCGAGTAATCTTCAAACGAAATTCCGGTTGATGAAAAAGCGTCGCCATCGAATTCTGCGTTAACCGGGTAACTCCGACGCGCGGCGACGTAGCGATCAAAGTGCAGATCGCGCTCGTTTCCGGCTGGGCGAGGCGGGCAAACTGTAATTTTTTGAGGAACAGCGGCGGTGCTCACGAATTGAGCAATTCATGTTAGGGAGAGACGCCCGCCGCGTTTTGTCCGTCAGGGAGACAAAGCTTTGAAAACGATCCGGCGCGGGTTAAAAACCTCGCCTTCGCACGAGGGAAACTCGCCCGCGCCGTTCCCCATTAGCTGCCGCGCGGGAAAGGAGTACGCGCGGCAGGTGAAGAATTCATTCTGGGCTGATGCTGACTAAGACCCACTTCGCCGAGCCGCCATGTTCAAATTTGAACCGTGCCTTGTGCTCCGTATCGCGGCTGGGAGTACCTTCCGCTATGGAAACATCATGAATGGCGAAGAACTGATCGGGATTACCCTTTTCCCAGTACACTGCAACGCGGGCATCAGGCGGCAACTTCGATAGCTGTTTTTGTAATTTCTGAACTGTCATTGCTCTTCTCTCCTTTAACGCGTCCATCGGCCCGCAGCCGAAGCCATGCACGCCTGTAATTCGTGGTCTGCGGCCCTGGATTCTTCCGAGTCGCTTCCGGCCATGATGCGATTGAGCAAATTGCGCGCCCACTCTTCGCGGCTGATCTGTTCATTGACCTGGTGAACGAACTTTTTCTTTCTGGCCAGCCAATCGGCGGAATTGTCGGAATAATCCGAGATCGAGCGCGCCGCGACGCTGGTCGCGTTATAAGCAGGGTACGTGACCGCACTCACGTCGAGCAGGTTCACGTCGCGCAAAGTTCGGCGCTGATATCGCAAGCCGTTTTCATCTGTGCCCTCATCCCAGCTCTCGCCGTTTTCGGGTACGGTGAACGCAAAGCTACATTCATCCATCGTCCCGTTTCCAATAAGCGCGTGTAGATCCCGGTGGGCTTGCGAATTCGGATTCAGCAAACACCGGAACTTCAGCCCACGCGAATCTGTGGAAAGCGTAAGCGTGCCGTTCTTCGTGCGCCCAAGCAACTGGCTCGGGTCATGGTTGATTAAGCACTTAACGTCGCTACCGTCTTTCAGCGAACGCGCGAACGCGCTTGGCGCAATGCACTCGCGGAATCCTCCCAAATCTTTCGAAGGTGAATTGAACAATGCGGCATAGCCAACGAGGGACAGCTCATCACCCTGGGAATCGGCGCGAAGCTCACTAGCTAGGCTGCGCCTTTCAATTTTCTTGTCTGACATCTTTTCCTCCTCATTCCTCAACTTCACTCAGTTCTTCTACAGCATCAAAACTTCTTTCAATCCAGCAGCGCACGACATCGGACATTTCTAAAGTCCCTAAGGCGGCGCGCGCTTCACGGCAACGGTTCTTGACCTCAATAACGTCTTTGCGATCCTTCGCCACGCCGCCACTGTGTTCTGCTATGGCTGTCTTTGTGAAGCCCTGCGGCTTGTGTAAGTCTGTGTCGATCACATCAAGCGCCCACAAATGGTCGGCAAGATGTTCGTTGCCCGTGGATTTCAGATACGTTTCGCGGAGTTGCTGCTTCCAAACACGATAGCCGTCCATAATTTCCTTCCTATCCTTTTGACTCAACAATCTGCTGAGTCGCGCGTTCGCGTTGTTCCCGCGAGTACTGTTCAGCTTGGGCGCGAAGTCGAGCCTCATTCACAAGGTCTGGAGAGATGTTTTTCGTGTGCCCCAACAGCGCCGAAAAATTGTCCAACACTTCCGTTGGCACCGGGTGGCCCATCCTGGCAAAAATCGCAGCCGCGTGTTCCGGCGTGGGGTTAAAACAGTTCGGGCCTGGGTAAATTGATTCGGAACTTCCGAGAAAAAGTACAAGCTCGACCCTATCGCTCAGTGGATGCTTGCGAACGGCCCAGCGCGGCGCGGGCTTTGCGGGCGCTAAATGTTCTTTGGGAACTTCCGTCGCAAGTCCGGCTTCGATTAGAGCTTGAGCGATATCGGGCGGAAGATGAAAACGGCGGGCGGTACGGGTGATTTCGATATGCATGGTTTCTTGTTACTCCTTCTCGTTCAGAAAATCCCACACGTGTTACGGGCTAAGAATCCTCAGATGGCTTCGAAATGAACGCCTTCCTCGAATTGCGAGCTCTCAACATACGTCCCGCCCGGTACAGGCTTGTCGAGGACTTCGCCAGAGACCAAACCTTGCGGGCGCGCGGGAAGTCGAATGCCCAGTTCGCGCGCAATAGTTCCGGCTGGGTCGCGGTCTATGGTTTTCATCAACGGCTCAATAGCTCTGCGCCAGATGGCATCAACTTCATCAACGTGGGCACGCACGAAGATCTCAATGTCCTCGGCATTGCGGTTCCGAGTTGCCAACAAGGTTTGTGCTGTGAAAAGGCGCAGTCTGGCTTCGATGATCGCGTAAGGCAATTGCTGGCCAACAACGCTGGCGGCAATCTTGCGGCATTCGCGCTTGAACGCATCAGTGCGAACCGTGGCCTGGCCAATTGCTGTTGCTTTAACGGGTAGCAGTGCTCGAAGAATTCGTGACATCGTTATCTCCACAATCCAAAGTCCAGGCGGTCTAGCTGTTCGTTGTTAAGCTTTCCGAGCGAGGAGTCACCTTCGTATTGAACTGCTCCATCCCATTCACCATTCAGCGAGTCGCTATCGAGAAGGTTCGTATCCCCAACCCGCTGCATTCCTGGCGCGGATGCGCTCGCATAATTGAGAACAACGTGCGGGAGCTTTACTTGAGGGTCGCGGGTTACACGGTTCGCGCCATCAAGAACCGTCTCGCCGACCGGCAGCATGATGCCGATGGATTTACTTTTGTACCCAAGTCCTGCTGCGGTTTTGAAGAAACCAACCGGAACATTTGCCCAATCAGCGGCGCACGTTATTTCAAACGTCTCGCCGCCTTCGCCAAGGACTTTCTCCAAGACTTTAGAAAACAGGTTTTTCATATCGTCTCCTTCCAGCACCTACTAAAAGTTTTTGCGCTTCTTGCTCCTCAACTTCGTGGATGGTTCGTCTATCCAGGCCGTGCTTATCGGCCAGGTAACGCGCGAGTCGAATTGCTTGCTGAGCGCGTTTGGCTGTATCGCCATAGGAGCAGGTACACAGCCAACGAAGTGCGGGTTCCTCACCCATCACGAAGGTCTCTAGCGGCTCCTTGAAGCCGAGTGACATCAAATTGCGAATTGTTCCGGTTGTCGCCACTTGCAACACATCGCCGCGCGCCCCGATTTCACGGAGCAAATCCTGAATAGCATTCGCCAGAACTTGCTCGCGTTGGTGATCGCTTAAGAGTCCGGTACGCAAGACACGTATCAATCCGCTTGCGCCCCATGCCGCCAAGTGCGGACATACAGCGAATAGTGGCGAGTGCTGCGAAATCAAAATAAAAGGCGTGATGATTCGCAGGCCCGAAGGCTTGCGATTGGCGACGATCAAGACCGCCCAATCGGGTTCCTGATGAATGGCAATTACAGCTTTATCCATTGATTACTCCTTTGGCTTGGTTCCCCTGCATCGTTCGCCTGCTATGGCACTCGTGGCACAACGACATAAGGTTCTCCAGGCTTAAAAACAGAGACCAATCTTCGGTCGCCTTCCAACTTTCATCGACGTGATGAACGTCTGTAGCGGGTTTAATGCGGCAGTCCTGGCATATCGGGTTCATGCGAAGTTTCATCGGGCGGATTTTGCTTCGCCAAATGCGACGGCCGTACCAAGGGTGCCGCGCACGTAAGCTCTGATAGTTGTTCCCTTGATGTGCAGGGCAAAATCTGGAGTTCGTTGCGATGAACGTACAGCCCGGCTGTGAGCAAAATCTAAGCCTGTCCACGCTGGGCCTCCTGATTCATCGGCGGCAATATCCGTGTGGTCGCGCCTTCACATACTCTTGCTGAACCATCTTCCATAAAGAACGTCGCGCGCGGGCCTTCGCCATTCGGCGGGCGCATGAATTGTCCGTTGTTGGCTTGCGCCGCCGCCAGGCTGTACAGCAACGCCACGGCTGGGTCAATCTTCCGTTCCGGCGCGGATTTATTTGGGAACACGTTTTCGTTGCGGTCGCGATGGCACACAACGTTATTCAGCGCCCACAGCAGAACCTCATCATTCGCGGGAAAATGGAATCGCCCTTCCAGAATCAAGCTTTGCAGCCAATCCATAACTGGCGAATATCGCTTGGCAGTTTTTTCAAACGGGACAGCACGAACCCCCGCCTTCATCAGATTCCCGGCGAGTTGGTCTGCCTGCCATTGGTCGTAGCTCATGCAAACGAACTTGAAACCCTCTGGATTTTGCTCAGTGTCGTATCCGAGATAGCGGTTGTACATGCCGAGGAGGTCGCGTTGAATCGTTCGAATATCCCGGCATGGCGGTAATCAAGCCGCGTGCGGCCCAACCCTTGTAAGCAGCAATCGGCGAAGTTGAGATTGTGTTCTCTGGAACGTAGTAACGCCCGAAGGCGTAAAAGTGCTCGACGCCATTCAAATACGCCAAGCAAGTGAACACGATTGCCGCGATGTCCTGGCGCGAGGCGAGATCCATTCCGATGGCGAACGGGCGGCGCTCATCAGGGTCAACAATTCCAGGTTCGCCAACATGCCAGAACTTGAACAATTCCATCGTCAAGTTTTTCTCGCGGCAAGCCACCAGCTTTTGTGGTTCGAGCCAACGAATGTCCGAGCCAATCCACTCGCACAAATTGTGGGAGCGAAACACGGCTTGCAATGCGGGAACCTTCTGCGCGCGTTCGGCGGCGGCTTGTACTTGGTCGGGATAAACCGAAACGCCCCAGTTAGGATTGGCGGCGCGCCAGGCTTCAGGCGAAGCCCAGTTATAACCTTCGGCACTCCAAATACAGGCGAATGTCTCTTCGTCGCCTAGTTCCTTGGAAAGAATCGCGCAGGCAATTTCATGTTGCTCGTGTCCAACGTTCGCCAGGTTCTCACCAGCGTGAGTAATCGTGGAAAGCAAGCTGTTTGCTCGCTTCGCGCAGCCGCGTTCCATCTCGTCAACAACTGTGCGGTCCCGATGCGCCCACGTTTCGTCAAGCGATACGAAGTAAGGCAAGAGTCCAGCGAGTGACTTTCCCTGTGCTGATACAGGCTTCATCACACTGCCGCTGGATGAATGCTCGATACCTTTCTTCAGGGCTTTCAACCCGAAAGTCTGCGCCAGTTCGGGATTGCCGAGCACTTGCTGATAAGCGACATCGAATACCAAGCGGGCTTGGTCAGAAGCTCGCGCTGCGGAAATAACCTGCGCGCCCGGTTCGCCATCGGCGCACAGCATGTAGAGTCCCAACCCTGAACTCAGAAAGCTCTTTCCATTTCCCTTGCCGCATTCGATAAAGCTGCGGCGGAATCTCCGCATGGCGCGGTTGTCCTTGCGCCGCCAGCCGAACACGGTAGTCACAACGAAGCACTGCCACGGCTCTAGCTTGAATGGTTCGCCGCCTTTTTCACCTGCCACGTGGTGCAACAATTCGAGAAAGGCGCAAGGAACTTCGCCAGCCTCTCCATCGAACACGTAAGGGAACGTTGCGTCATCTTGCCGGGCGAGATCATCCAACTGTCGCTGCACAGCAAGCTTCGTCCAGCGATTTGTTGGAATCGCGCCTGCGAGTACGTCCTGGATGTATTGGTTTCCAGCCGCCAGGTAGCTCATTGCTTTTGTCCTCGCAACGAGGCGGCGCGCTGCATCACGGATTGCATCGGGCTCAGCACGGGCAGCTTCGCCTTCACGGATTCGAGAGCGTGAAGTTCGTTCTCAAGGCGTTTCTTTTCCTTGCGAAGCGTGTTCGCGGTCAGAACTGTTTCACGGAACTGCTGGGCATCGCTTTTCTGATCGAACGAACCCGGCTGTACGCCATTCGCGGCCAACAGCACAGTGAGCGCCGAGAGTTGTTGGTCGAGCTTTCGAATCGCTTCATCCTTGGTCGCAATTTCCTGGCGATACCACTCGACCGTCTTAACCGCAAGCGGGTAATCCGCTGGCGGCGTGGCATTCGTCGGCAGTACCGTCGAAGTTGGTTCGGGCTGTGGCTGAAGTTCCAGCGTGGGTCGATCAATTTCCGGCAAGTGGCGGCAATCGGGGCATCGTTTCACGCGCCCAGCTTTCACGTTATCCAGGCGCGCAACGAACGCCGTCCCGCAAGCACAGCGACAATTAACCAGTCGCCTGCGTCCGGCATCGCGCCCAGCATCGGAAATGATCTGAAGTTCGGCCACGGGGTTTGAACTACTTGCTGGATACCTGTTCCTGCGCTGTTGTTGGCGCGTCAGCGGTGGTCTTCGCTGGAAGCAACGGTTCCGCCTTTACGGGCAAGTCCGCGCCATAGCGCCGCTGAAATCCGTTTTTGCGGGCTGCCGCCAGCTTTGCGGCTGAACGGGATTGGCCGCCCTTGCGTCCCGCTGTAATCGGGTCTGAAGCCATCGTGTCTCCTCCTTCGTGCTACCTGTTCAGTGCTTATGTGACGGGTTCCTAAAGCCGCCTAAACTCCGCGAATGTAGGCATGATGTGGGCGAGTAGGTAGGCAATAGCCGTAGGAAATGGAATCTAAGTCGTAGGAAAGTCCCGAAAAGTCAACGCACGAAAAAAAAATGGCAGCGCGCGCCGGGCAGGGAGCCAGAGAAAAACAAGTCTCCTCCCCCATCCCCGTTGTCGTCAGAGACTTACAGCGTCGTGTTTGTTCGCCGCTACGTTGCTGACAGTTCATTGCTTCGCCGCTGGCTCAAGAACCCGCCAGCACTTATGCGCGCCAGCGCCTTTGCATCCAGGGCCGCACGGCTTACCAACAGCAACCATCGCCTCCAGCATGTCGCCGTACAGTCGATAGCTCCAGGGGTCAGTACACCGCGATAGCGTCAACCATTCGCCATCGCCGCCCATGAACTTCATCCGGCGATACTTCCTGTGAGCCAGTGCCTGCTCGTGTGTCCGTCTCTGCCGGGTTGGTGTTGTCGTCGGGGTTGTCGTTTCTGACATGGGGTTCATTCGCCTTCTGAATTCCACAGAGCAACTAGCGGCGGCACTGGCGCTTCACGTACAAAGCGTCCACGGCGCGCTTCGCCCAAGCCTTGCTTCACGGCGCGTTTCACTGCCCACAACGCTGCTGAGCGTGTCGTGCCAGGGAACCGTTCTGCAATCTGGCCATAGCTGTGTCCGCTGTTCCAAAGGTCGAGAGCTACGGTCGGATCAATTACGTTCGCTTCAATTGCCATTCTGTTTCTCTCCTCTGCCATAAAGTCTTTCGTTTTCCGAACTAATCTCCTCGGGCGTGTAACCCGCATCCGCCAAATAGTCGAGCACGCTACCTTCGGCTGGCTCGGCGGGTTTGCCGTCCATGAATGCGTTGTAGGCGCGCTTTTGTTCAGCCACGCTTCTCTCGATCTCGGCCTGTCTAGCTTCATGCTGTTGGCGTTCAAGCTTTTCCTGCTGTGCCTTTTCAATCCAGCCGCCAGTGATGAATACCGCCCACGGGTTCAGTGCATTCCCCAAGCCGCGCTCTAGCAACAGTTCCACCGCCTGTTCTAAGACATCCACTCCATGCCGTTCCGCCAAGGATTCCAGAACTGGAATTTGTTTCCTTCCAGGCGCACTCATGGTTGCTGTGTATTTTCCGAACCATCCACCAGCGCCGCCCTGGTCGGTGGTGGTGGCGGTTTGTGACGGTCTGGTGGTCGGTCGTTCGCCACCTATATGTGGCGAATCGGCTCCGCTATCTGGCGAATCTGGTCGTGCTATCTGGCGAATCGGCTGCGGGCATTTTCAGCACTGATACATCCAGGCGTCGAATGGCAACGCCGCGTTCCTGAGTAAGCCCTACTCGCGAAAGAAGTCCTGGCCCTACAAGCTCAAGTTCTGCGAGTCGTCGATCAACTGTGCGGGGAGGCCAGCCTAGTTCGGCATAGAGACGTTTCAGTCCTACGCGGATGCTACTTCCATCTCCATCAGCGTAGGTCGCAAGTTGCAACGCTAGTTCGCGGCGTTTTCCGGCTACCGCTGCGGCCTTCCGGCCGTCGGTCGCCAGGGCATAGGATTGCCAAGGGAATGCGCGGATATCGCGCACGCACGCAACGGATTTGGTTTGATCTGCCAACAGCTTTCAGCCGGGCGCACCAGTTGGCTTGCCTAGCCCCACGAATAAGCATTTGCGTGTTAGGCATCCTGCGTAGGCGAATGTAGGCGCGGAAATTCCCTATAAGAAGTCCGCCCGAAATTATCTGTACCCACTTTTCAGAAAACCGGGTACACTTAATGAATGCGTTTCACAAAGCGTTCCTGGCGGCGGCATCTACCCCATCGAAAGCACGCGTCACGATGGCAGAACGAAACGGGCCGGGGAAGTGAAAGCCTATGGTGGGCGGCCAAGCCTGGACTTCGAAGGTTAGTAATTCTGACAGCCCTGGAACGTCGCGCCGGATTCCGCAAGCCCAATCAGCCTGGCACCGTTGCGGAACGATTTCAGCGCGCCACTGAAAGACTGAAGGCAAAGAACACGGAAGCAATCGAGCTGCTGCGAATCCAGATGCACCTGGACGACCACAATTTCGCCAAGTTATCCCGGAGGCGAACGGCGCTGAAGATTGAGTTGCAGTTCCCGGAGGTCGTAGAAGGGATCATTGCCGGACTGACTGAAAAGCCGCCTCTCACAATTCGCCAGGTCGCACTAAAACACAAGCTGCGGAAAAGTACAGTCAGCAAGTGGCTATATCGGCTGGAAGAGATCGCTCGGGAACTAGAGGAGAAGCCGGGCGCTCGTGGGTAGCGCCCGACCAATTGTTGTTGGCAGTCCGCAACCGTAGTTGCTTTCCACAATATCGGCATTTCTGTTACGCCACTTCCGATGCCGCCGAAGTGGGTACACGTAATTACTGGCAGACTTTCTATAGAGCCGCCCGGCTTCAGAAAAATGCCCTAACACAACTTCGGCATGGGGCAACGGCAACGTTGCCGGGCTGAATTCGTTTCCGGGAAATCAGCAAAAAAGTTTTCCAGTTCCTGTCAGCACCCAGGAAACGCGGGGCGGTGCATTCCATCTTCAGGAATCCCGCCCCACGGCCCGAACGCCCATTCGTGGAGTGTTCGCTTGAACCTGGAGTTGCAATCATCCGAAAGCTCGCCTAATCTCATCACCGCAACGGAACCAACAAGGCGGAAACGAGGCCCATCCTTGAGCCGCCGAGTAGGTCAAACAGGAAATGTATTTCAACATTGCAAACCGTGGAACCCCGCACAGCCCGCGTATGGACGCTTCTGGATTGATATGCCTGAAGGACGGAAGCGGCGCACAGTCACCTTGGGAATGTGTCGCACCAAGACTCTGGCGCGATGCAAGTTGCGGGATTTTATCGAACGCGAAGGAATCAACACCAACGTTAACTTCGCGGCAACCACAACGCCCGGCTCGAAATTCGCCAGCAAGCAGCCAAGTGGCTTGACTATGTTGCGAAACGCAAAAGAAAGCCGGTCAAACCAGCAACAATTTTTGGATGGAAGCACGCGCTTGACCGATGGATTTTGCCCAACATCGGCGAAGTGGCGCTTTCCGAAGTCTCGAATGGAGTGCTGAAAGAATTGATCGCAACCATGAGTGAAGGTGGACTTGCTCCCAAAACAATCGTGAACTACTCGCAGGTGGTGAAAATGGTCGTCGCCTCGGCTGTAGATAAGGATGGCGAACAGATTTACTCCCGCAAGTGGAACCACGACTTTTGCGAGTTGCCAATCGTTCAGAAAGAAAAACAATACAGACCAACCATCACTGAGCCGAATCTCAATCAGATTCTCGCGGGAACGAAAGGGCGATACTTTGTGATGTTCGCTCTCCTGGCGGGAGCCGGGTTGAGGATTGGCGAGGCTCTGGCAGTGAAAGATACAAGCTTCTCGCCAGATTGCCGGATGCTCTACGTTCGGCGCTCAATCTGGCATGGAACGGAGCAAGAGCCAAAAACGCCAAGCGCGGTACGGGAAATAGATGTTCCCGAACCGCTGGCGGCGCTGATGCGTGAATGGATAGCTGGCAAATCCGGGTATCTGTTCGCAACCAAAAACGGTAGCCCAATATCGCAACGCAATTTGCATCGGGCGCTTCACGGAACGGGGATCAAGGTGGGCTTTCACGCCTTCCGCAGATTCCGAACTGAAACGCTACGCCGGGCGCGCGTTCCCGGCGACCTGGAAAGATTGTGGCTCGGCCACACGCAAAAAACCGTAACCGATTTGTACGCCAGCGGAGTACAGAATGACCGTGAATGGCGGCGGGAATGGTGCGAACGCGTAGGGCTAGGTTTCAATTTAATGGGCTACATTGGGCTACAAAAGCAAGAAGAACTTCACTTCGCAAAAGCCGCGTAAACCCATGAAAAGGGCGAACAAAAGACTGGCTCCTCAGGTAGGACTCGAACCTACAACCCTCCGGTTAACAGCCGGATGCTCTGCCATTGAGCTACTGAGGAGTGTAGCGGTGCGGGAACTGTCCACAACATAATAACATCGCTCGAAATCGGGGAAAACTATGGATCCGAATCCACGCTCCTGATCGAGAACGCGAGTGCGCGTCTCCGGCACTATTCATGAGACAATCACAGTTTCGCGAGAGCACGAAATCGTAAGCTGAACGTGAGGTCATTCCCCGGAGGTTAATGCGCAAATGCGCAACCGCATTCGACGAGGCAAAACTTTTCTC